GTGGCCCCGGCTTCCAGAAGAAACCTAAGTCCTACACGGTTGGACCCACTACTTTAGTGGTACCCGTAGCGTACAGAGTGATTCTGACACTACTACCGACTCCGGAACAAATATTATTTGTTTTGGCACGTCCAGTCCACGTCCGTGGACCTTGCAACTGGCCGCAAGTTTTGCGGGCAGTGCGTCAAGATCCTCCGGTATTACCGGCGGGGGATCTTCGGAGCTCTTGTACAAATTGTCGTACAGAGCTTCCTCCCTTTTCTGCCATGGTCGCGCATCATATGCGCGATCCTTGTATGGATTTTCGCCGTGCGCTCGAGACACCTCGGGAGCAAGCATATTCCTAAACAGATAGGGTCGGTCGATGTTGTTCAAAGCATCATCGATCGAGAGAAAGCCATGTCTTTCGGCAATGGCTCTCTTATCGGAGTATCTCAAATGAGACCAATCCGAATCAGGTACTCCAGCTAACAGCTGGAGTGCGCTGTCGTCGACGCCGAGTGTTAACTCGGCGTTAGACAGTATCTCTTTGATCTGGTCCTTGACCACATCTAAAGAAAGGCCCCGAGCACGCGCATTCGTAGCGAAAGTCGCTAACGTCTGCCGTTCGAGGAATGGCGCGGTACCGTTGAGGCACCGCACTATGGCCTGAGACTGCCTTCCGGGAATTGCCCGGAAGATAGACCTGAGTTCTGCATCGCTTCGATGGAACGCGGGAGCACCGATACCTCCCAGCAAAACTGGAAGGTAACGGAGCGCCAAATTTTTCGGCAAGAATGATTCCATTCTCTGCTCGAAACGTTTCGAGACCATGGGAACCATGGCCTCAAAACCTCCTCCGAGCCAAGCCAGCATGCTTTGCACCTGGCGAGCCTTGCCAATGGCAGGGTTTGGCTCGTCTTTTCCCTCGTGCTCCTTGGCACAAGGGGAAAGTAGTCTGACCTTCATCGCATCGATGTGAGGGTGACTAAAGTAGTCGCGCTCATGGAGTGGCGTTGCCACACCATAGAGGTCGGACGGACTTATTCCTACCGTGAGGATCATCTCCTCACAGTAGAACGCACCTCGCGAACTTAAAAAGTTCTGCGACCACGACACGGACATTCCGTTAAGTTGGTGGTTCAACGAAATTCGTTGAAGGTAACTCTTTGGTCCTTGGGCGGTGTGATCATCGCCCGAGCATGCAAAGTGGCGCCAGCGTTTCGCTGGCCCCCCTTTGGACCCCCTCAGATAGGAGTAAAACTCCTCATCTGGGGATTCGATCATTCCGTAGGAATGTCGAATGAAAGCCTCCCACTCCGCACAAAGGTTGTGCATAGTGAGAACAGCTTTCGTCCCCGGGTCTCCCATCAGGACACCCGAGGTTGTCAGCGTGTCGAAGAAATCTCCGACATGAGACTCGTATCTACGCGGGGAGCAAAGCACCCTCGCGCAGAGATGGAGGTAGGGATTACTTTCCCCAAGACCTTCCATTAAACCCTCTAGCATTGCCAGAGAGTACTCATGGACACAGAAATCTGTAGCCTGAGAGAGATCACTACTAAGTTTGTATGTGGTCTCATTGGGTACAGGACCCGCATTGCGCAGTCCCTTTACCCATTCATACCCCTGCCAACCGCGGGAAAGTCCCGCGGTGGCAGAAGGATGAAGTCTCAACAGACCTATTAGGTGATGTGAGAACGGCTGGAGGAAGATTGTAAGACAATCTTCCCCCACGGTGACGATCCGGGACTTTCCTCCCGGTTCGCCGATCGCCGATGCACGAATAGAAGGTGCATTGGGACCCCTCTGTAGGGACATTCCGCCTTCGCGGTATGGACTTCCGACCAACAAACCGTTGGCCAGGCAGTCTTCGATAGACCACTGGAGCAATTGCTTTCCAGTGGAGCTGTCGAGTCCATATAGAGGATCCTCGTATTTGAAATTTTCAAAATCGAGGATCATGTCTTCGCAGGATTCTCCGAAGACACGAGAACTATCATAGACGGGTTCTTCCCGACACATGGTGGTCCATATGGGCCTACCGGCTATTAGCCGGTAGGGCTCACCGAACCAGGTCGTGCCTTGCACGTCCTGGGTCGAAATTCGAGTGGCCCAGTTGCGATACTTTATCGCAACTTCCGCCGCCCTGCCGCCTTCACTCACTGGCGAGTCTATACTCGCCGATGAAGTTAGCGACAGGTGTCCCATTGATCGAAACGATCTGGGCTTGAAGTTTTTAACGATCGAACGTCCCACAAGGACGGACAACCGTCGGAGTATTCTACTCCTGACCTCGGTCGTTTCTACGACGCGGTGTAGCGTTTCTGCATGCTTAAGCAGACTCGCCTCGCGCGTAGCTTTTCCACCAGCAGGCATTCCCCTGCTGGTGCAGAGATGACACAGCCGAGTTGCCTCGGCCTTTGTCATTACCCCGCGATCCCAGACTCCAACGAGCCAGGGACATAACTTCCGCCAAATCGGCGGAAGTTCAGAGAGATTTTGTCTCTCTGCGCCAAATCCCGGAAAATCATCCGGAATTTCGGGATCTTGCGTTTCAGAACGCAAGGCCTTCCATTTCAGCAGTGCGAAGAATTTCTTACACTGCGAAGTTAGCCTATCGGAACTAAACGTTCCGAGGCTATAGGCCCAGGTCATCAGTTTCTGATACTCGGGCATCGTCTGAAAATGTCTTACATTTTCAGGCGTGGAGGTCAACAAGTTATCCTTGAGGGCCTCTACCGAATTCGAAAGGCGTTTTAGCCCGTTTCGGTCGAGTGAGCAGATTTTATCTACCACTCCAGAAGAGAGAAGAGGGAGTAATGCTCCTACTCTCTTCCTCCGTTGTCGAAAGCCCTCGGCTTTCGAGAACCCACCTATGGAGACGATCAAGGATCGTCCCATATGTATATCGACTGAATTGGCAAGGCCAATCCAGTTGAGCTTCGGATCTAACAGATCCAGAAGTTGATCATTTTGGTCCTTCGTTGAAGACGAAGCCTGAGCCACGGTTGCGAAGGAACTTCTC